GGAAAGATTGCTGGTGTAAATTTAGCAGAGTACGAAACAGACGCTATTAGTGGCTTTAGTTTAGCAAAAGAGATACCCACGGAAGAAATGAGTATTTATGAACTAATAAGTAATTATGATATGACACTTGGAGAATTACTTGAATTATTGCATGATCCAGATATACAACCATTATTTATATCGGTCAAAGACGAAGAAACAAGGGAAGATGTAAACGAAAAGAATTGTTTGGATAAGATTGTACAGGATTATGAGGTTCAATATGACGATGTGATTCTTTATGTGTAAAGAGTAGGTTTATGGATATTATTTGCTTTAATAAAATAAACAAGGAGTGATAGTATGCAAAAGGAATACAAAGAAAAAGTAATTAGCTTGGAAGGTAATAGAAAACTTATAAATGCCTGCAAAAAGAACAATTTGCAGACTTTCAATCCACAAGGCAAATGGAACGGATACGGATATGAGAAACTTCCTATGGCAGTAAAGATTACATCGCTCGCTGAAATGCGAAAATTCAACAAAATAAAAAGAGAACTAGAAGGATCGAGCGTTACAACAAAAAGAAAAACAGAAGAAGAAAAACAAGCGGAGTGGATCAATAGACTGTGCAGGTTAACAGGTATAAGTGAAGATGGCGCAAAAGAAATTGCAGAGGAAAAACTTGAGTATAAATGGGATCAGATATCCATGTTAGAAGATCGCCAAGCCGAACGCTACAGTGTACAAAGGGAAAAACTGATCCGAAAACTAGAAAGGTCAAACCCACTTAGATATATCAAAAATAAGGAACATGCGATGGCAATATTAGAAGCAGGAAATAGACACACATGCACTGATTACGAGAAGAAATTGAAAGTTTTGCATGAATTAGAAAAAGAAGGATTTATTGAAAAGG